GAGGTCGCGCGCCGGCTCCGTGTGCCCCGCGCCCGCCTCGACGCCTTGATCAATCGACAATTCAAGCGTCTTAGTCCCGCCCTCTATGAACGGATTTATCGTCTTACCGACGGGCGAGTAACCGCCGACGATCTTTTCCTCGGGCCTCCCGAGGAGCGCGTGCGCCGCTTGCTCGCGGCTGAGCTAAATCGTCAGGGTGTCCGATCAGGCGGTCGATGACCAAGGCCATCGCTCTCGCTCTCGCCATCATCGTGTTTGTGGTCGCTGGCCTACACATACCCCCCGGCGGCGCCTGGTCAGCGAATTACGTCTATCAGTTCGGCGCCGCGATCGTCATCCTGCGGATCCTCGGACCCATGGGGAAGAAATTCAGATTGTGGTTGTGGGGATTTGATCCAGACGAGGAATTAGCGGCGCGGTGGCGGAACGCGTGGCATCGATGGCGCCGCCGGAAATGACGGCGCGTCGTCGGCGCACCCGATCGGCCCCTCGCAGCAATGAATGGTCCCCTGCCCCCAGCAATAGGGGCAGGGTGAACCATCCGCGCGAATGCGGGTGTTATGGCAGGCGGGACAATTCAGCGCTGCGGCACTCCGGGACCCGGACGTTCCGGCGGACGCCCGACGATGCCACCGGCGGGCGGTGTCGGACGATGAACCGCGTTAAGGTCGACGACGACCCAGCGGAACCCGTATCCGGTCAGATGGACGAGCGCCCAAAACAGCTGTTTGGGTAGCGGCTGCCCCGGCGCTGTCGGCAGGCGACCGCCGCCCGGCGGACGGATCGGCGGCCATATCTCACCCGGTTCCCAGGGTCCGTCATCGGGCTCAACCGGGAAAATCGGATGCGACGGACCCGCCCCATCGAGCGGCGGCCAAATTCCGGGCGGGTTCGGCGGCAGGGGATGACCGGGCTCGCCCGGTTCCGGCGGTTCGACCTCGGGAAGTTCGCCCTCCTCGACGCCCCATCCGGGATCGGTCGGACGCTCCGGCCAAGGCAGCCCATGTCCCGGCCGATGGACCGGGAAGAAATAACCGAGTTGCGGTCTGCGCGGCATGCATATCCCCTTTGTGGGTTAGGCGGGTTTGCCCGCCAGCCCTTACCATGCGAGATATTGCGGCGCTATCGTCGCGCGCGCACTTCCCGTTGAGTTTTGGCGTTGTGGCACGGCCAGCAGAGCGATTGCAGGTTTGTCGGATCGAGGCGGCGCTCGGGGGCGACGCGCACCGGGACGATGTGATCGACGATCCTGGCGGACGTCTCGACGCCCTGCAGCGCGCATTTTCGGCAGTTGGGCTCGACGGCGAGATGTTGGGCGCGCAGCGCGCGCCAGGCTGGATCGTAGCCGCGTGCAGCTGCGGGCGGTTGCGGGTTCCAGCGGCGTTGCTCCTGGCGGAAGGCAGCGAGCGAGGCAGCGCGCGAGGGTAGCCACGGCGCGCGGAACCGCGGCGGGCGCGCGTTCCTCATCGATCGCCGCTCGGCCCGTCCTGCGGCTGCTCCGCGGCGGCGGACGGTGGAGCGACGGCGATCGCTATCTGGCGGCGGATTTCGCCGATCAATGGATCGGCCTCGATCCAGGGTCCTTGTGCGATCATTCCCAAGACCCTTTGCCAGTATGCGGCAGCGAGGGTGACTGCGATCGGCTGCGACGCGTCGAGTTGCACCGAAACGCTGTTGTCGCCATAGCCCAAGGTTCCGTTGCTGCGCATGGTTGCTTCCTTTTTTTCAGAGAGTGCTAGGTCAATGCGGCGCCGGTTCCGGCCGGCTCCCCTCTAGCTCCTCGATGCGGTCGGCGAGTTCCTTGATCGCATTGACCAGCGCATACGACAGCGCGCCGGTATTAAGCCCCTCGGTCATGACGCCCGCGTGGTCGGTAGTGCGCGAAACCATTTCCGGCATAGCCTCGCGGCAGTCGTCGAGCGCCAGACCGACAAAACGTCGCTCGCCGAAAATCATTGGCGTCAATTGGCGGATTTCCGCGAGCCCGTGCTCATAAGGCCCGATCGCGTCCTCGTCGAACCCTCCCCACGGGTTGATAATTGTGCCCGTGACGCGCAGATCGCCATAAACATCATGGGTGCCCCCGCTTTGCACAAAGTTGCCGGCAAGGCGGATCATGCCAACATTCCCGCGCGTGCCGGTTTGGCAGATATCAATCTGACCGCCATTGGACGAGAATGCCCCGCCCGCGGTAATGGCGAAGTCGCCGGCGCTGTTGACCCAGCCGACTCCGAGAGTCCCGCTAACGTCGGCGGTGCCGCTCGAATAGAGATAGCTTGCATTGACGGCGCCGGTGACATTCGCGCTACCAAAGCATCCGAGGCTGGCGAAGTTGCCGTTGCCACCGACATCCAGATTGCCACTGATGAACGCACTAGGATTAGCTGTTACCACACGGCCCTGATATTGAGCGTCGACATATGAGTTGACGTTGGCTCCATCCCAGCCGAAACCAATCAGGTTGCTGGAAAACGCGGCGTATTGGACCCCGCCACCGCCAATATAGAGGGTCGTTATCGCGCCCAGCTGGCCGTTGACGTTGAGGGGACCGGTGATCGTGCCGCCGGTCAGCGGGAGATAGCCGCTCAGGTCGATCTGCCGATTGTCGACGTAGCCCTTGGTCGCGACCTCGAGCGGATTTACCGGGTCCTGGTTGAGATACATGCGGCCGTTCGATTCCAGGCGCACCAGCCCTCCGCCCCCGAGCGGATATCCGGTATTATCGACAAGACCGATCGACAGAATTCCGGGATCGCCGCCCACCGTCAGTCCGTAGGCTGGCGCGGTCGCGGTTCCGGTGTTGATCATCGCGATACCGGGGTTAGCGCCCGAAGTTGCGATCACACGCGGCAGGATCAGGTTGCCGGTCATCGTGTCTCCGGCGCGCAGCACAAATCCGGGTTGCACCGGGATGCCCGAAATCTGACGGGAAATCTGGTTGTCGATCGCTTTCCACAGCTGCTCGCGATCAAGCGCGTTGAGCGGCCCCAGTTCGATCTCGATGACGTTTGAAACTTCCTCTTGCAGCGCGTCGAACCAGTCCGGTTCCAGCTGCGTCGAGGATACCCCGGTTGCGATATTGCCGGCGGTGAACCCGTCTTTGCCGGGACCGAATTTGTCGCGCTGACGCGTCTCGGTCATGATCCGTTGCATCGTTCAGACCCCCATATGAGCGATGCGCGCTTCCAGCGCCGCAAGTCGCGTCTCGGTAGCGTCGCGCAGGTCATCGAATGCGCCGTCAACATAGCGCTTCGTCGCAACATCGAGCGGATTGATCGGATCGGCACCGATCGTCATTCGGCCAGTGCCGTGCAAGCGGGCGATTTCGACTTCTGCAGAATACCAGGCGAAAAAATCAGTGGTGCCGCGAGTGCTAAACCACATTCCGCCCGACATGATGCCGATCGCGAGTTCAGCAGTACCCGTACCAGGGAACAACACCAGCCGCGTCCCGATCGAGCGCCCATCGGCAATGGGTGGGCCGAGCCCGGCATTAGTTTGCAAAATGCCATTCAAGGTCATGTCGCCAAAGTATTGCATGAGCCCGCCGGTGCCGATCACCATGCGCCCGATCGTCCCGGTCTGATCGGCGATCTCAAAGGCACCATCGGCGCGCGGGCCGATTGACCATGTACGAGTGCCGGTAATGGTAAACCAAGCGCGGGCCGACATGCCCGATGGCACAGTAATTTCAAACGGGTCAGACTGCGCGCCATAGAGCGTGAATTTGCCCGTGCCAGTTAGACCCGCCAGATTGGCGATCGGCACATTCGTTGCCGAGTTGACCGTGCGAAACCACAACGTCGCCGGATTGCCGCCAACGTGCACGCCAAAGGTCGGCACCGCCCCGGTGTTTTCTATTGTTATCCCCGGATTGGCACCGTGGCGAACAGTAACGAAGTTGCCAAAGGTGGTCGCGCTGCTGATCGCAATGTTGTTCCCCTGAATGTCAATCTGATTGACGGCGCCACCTTGCGACCCGAGTTGCAGCCGCGCGCCGTAAAGGCGCAGCGTCTCATATGTCGCGGTAAAACTATTGTCGACCCCTTCGATTGTCGAAAAACCGGGGGCATGGTTGACGCGGATTCCTTGCGTGCCAGCCACGCCAGCGAGGCGAAGCGAGCTTGCGGCGCTTGTTGTACCGCGGGCCTCGAGTTCAGATGCGGCTAAGCGACCGGTTAGGCGCAATCCGGTATTGTCGAGAGTGGCGACCGGGTTGTTCGACGCGGTCGAGAGATACCAGCGGAAAAAGCCGTTGGCGGAAAACCACAAAGTGTTGTTCTCGATCCCCAGCGCATAATCGAACGTGGTGGCGGTCAGCCCATTGAACAGGACGATCCGGGTTCCAGGCGAACGGACAGCAACGGTCGGCGCTCCGATCGGTTCGTTAAACAGGAACAGGGGTCCGGTCAGCGGATTGGTGGGGCCGGCGCTGCGGTGCAACCGGGTGTTTTGCAGCGCCTCAACTTCGTCTTTCGCGTGCTGGAAATTGGTTCGTACAGACAGCGTCGAGGGCCCCGGCGTGCGCCCGTAAATCGGGACCGTAGGATCGATCAAAGACACCATCAGATCAGGTCCCGCCATTGTGTGTAGTAGCCGTCCCAGCCGGTTTCGTTGTCGTCCCATTCGGACAACATGATCGGCGGCAAATAGGCGAACAGGACTTTGGTCTGCGCTGGGGCGAGTGCGAGGATCGCGCATTCGAGCGAGTTGAAGCCCCACGACGCGATAAACTCGGTGCATTGCGAGACAGCGTTGAACCATGTGATCCGCTGCTCTTCATCGTGAACCACGACCATCCAGGCATGCGGCCAGTCGGGTTCCGGATTTAGCAGCGCAGTGCATTCCGACCACACCCGGAAGGGGCGGAATTCGATAATCGAAATCCGCCAGCCGAGCGCGGCGGCGAAATCGATGAATTGTTGCGGTGTGGTGACGGCCCCCGATTGCCGCTTGGCGATGATGTCGCGACGGCGCAGTTCCAGCGAGGGCGCGAGTTCCCCGACGCAAGGGTCCGGGAGCCCGCAGTCGGTTTCCCACATCGCGATCGTCTCGACGGTCGTCCGCGGATCGGCCTCGTTCAGCATCGCGAGGATGCGGCGATAGGCATGGAAGTGATTTCCAGTCAGCCCTCTGACGAGACGCGGCTGAACGCCCGCGCGATGGTTGTTCCAAGCGATGCCGGGCGGCAGCATCGCCAGCGCCTGTTCGTCGAAATCTTCCTTGCGCAGCTCGGCCGGCGCGGCGCGGACGTCTTCACTCATCGGGCAAGCGTCGGCGTTGCGACGTATCTCACGGTTCCCAGGATCGGCAGTTCACCGATCGGGATCGCGACGTCGTCGGCTGGCGCATCGATCTTGTGCGTCCGCACGCCCGAGGCGATCGATACCGCCTCCCAGATCCAATTGATCGCGATCGTCCCTCCGGGGCGGCCCTCGCGCAGCAGCATGTCCGTCAATTCGTCGATCACCGCGGCCTCGGTCGTTTCGTTGCGCGGGATCAGGTCGCGGATTGTGACATCGAGCAAATGCGCGACCGGCGCATAAACGAAAATCTCGGCAGTGACCGGCCGGCGGGCCTCGATATAGGCGAGCAACGCGGCGGCATCGTCCTGCGTCGGAACACCCCCCGGATAGGTGTTGTCCATCGCAAACCGGACGACGACCGTTCCGAGCCCCTGTTCACGCGGATACACCCAGGCGCGAGTAACGCCAGGGAATTCGAGAGCCCAGCGGCGATAGTCGAAATCGGCACCGCCCTGCGGCGGACGTTGGATGCGGTCAAGGATGCGCGAGCGCCAAACGTCGACATCCTCCTGATCGGTTCCGCCGCGCATGTCATCCGGTAGACCGGCGCCGGAGATTCCGGTAATCGGGCTAACGGTGATCAGCCGGGTTCCCGCGCTCAGATTGCTGGCGGCCCCCGGTGCCACCGCTTCGATCGGCGCTTCGCGTGTCGTCCCTCCGACCAGGATCCCGTCCGCGGTCGTTCGGACCTCGATCAGCGTTGTTTGATCGCGGAACAGCGAGCGCGCGGGCAATGGTGCTGCACCGATGACATCGGCAATCAAGCGTCCGGTGGCGCGGGTCGCCTCTTTGCGCGGGACGCCCCATTCCGTCGCGTGGCGTTCCAGGCCCGATTCGTTGGCGGTCGTGACGTGAATTTGCGTCGCGTAATATTCGATCGCGTCCAGCTGTTCGTCCGTCAGTCCGGACGCCATGATCGCCAGCACGTTCAGATTGTTTTGCGCGAGGCGAGCATTTGCGGCGGGCAGATTTGCGTCGATGTCGGCGACCGCCTGCGCGATCAGTTCGGGGAGCGTCAGGCGCGCAAAGTTATTCGGCCCCGGCATCAGATGATCACTCCGGAAATCAGTTCGAGGCCGGCCAGTTGCCCCCAGGCGATCGCAAAGCGCCAGCCGATCCGGGTTCCTGGCGGCGAGACGATGACGGCGGTCAATTCGAGGCGTCCCGGCGCAGTCCAGACGGCGGACACTTCAGTTGCAGACGCGATTTCCTCGCGGATCATCCAACGCAGCGCTTCGCGGCCATAGGCTTCGGCGCGCAGGCGAGTCTGTTCGGTTTCCTTTTCGCGGGCGAGCAACCAAAGTCGGCTGCCCAGCGGATAGGTCCGGAACGCGTCGCCCCACCATCCGCGGCGACCGTCACCATCCGGCGGGACGTCGTCGGGTTCGCAGGTGCGGTCGGTGAACAAGCTGAGCATGACCGCCGTCCCAAGGTCCTGATCCGAGCGCAGTACCCCGGGCGTCACGAGCTCGTAATCGCCGCGGCTGATCTCGGCATTCCACACGGTCGCGATGTCAGGCATCAGGGCGCGCCCGTGATCGAACCGGTCGCGCGGATGTCGCCGTCGACGACAAGATCGCCGTCGATATGGACCCCGTCCGGGGCGATGATCGTCACCGCTTCCTCGACCTCGATTGCCAGCGTCTTCGCTTTGATGGTGATTTCCTCCGTCGCCTCGATCTCGACGTGTCGCTTAGTGGCGATCTTTAGATCGCCGTCTGTCGTCAGGCTCACCCGGACATCCTGATCGTTGTAAAGCACAACCTCGCCCGATTTCAGCCCCTTCGGACGCGATCCGCGGTCGTTGACGGCGAGGACAACCCCGTGATCTCGATTGCCTCCCACGAACGCGACAAGCGCATCGCCGCCGGCTGGCGGATTGGTCGACAGCCCATAGGTCTGGATGCGCTCGACGTCGTCGGCGGTTTCGTCCGCCAGCAGGGCGACCTGCATCGTCTGAATGTCGCCGTCATCCGCCGTTCCCTCGAGCGCGCCGCGGCTGATCATCATGTTGAGGCGGCGGATAAAGGGCGCTAAACGGCGATCCTCGCTCACGGGAAGTCCCCCGGGTGCGGGCGGAAACGCGTCATGATCGGGCCGGGATCGAGCAGCGCATAAAGCCCCCAGATGCGCATCCCAAAACGGCAGTAGATGACCGCAGATCGCGGGATCGGCTGGATCGTCGGCGGCAAAGGATCGGCGAGAGCCCCGCCAAGCCCCGACTGATAGGAAGAACTCCCCTGACCGCTATCATCCATCACCTTCCCCCTTTTGCTCGTGTACGGCCCCCGGAGCGCCCGGCGCGTGCTTAGATCATTGTTTCGCTTCGGTGCGGCGGCGTTCCCCGGCGACATAGTCGGCCCGCACCTGTTCCCAGATAGTCGATCCGCTGCCGCCCTTGCCCTTACCTTTCCCTTTGCCGCCCTTGGCCTTGCCCTTCTTCGTGTCGCTGAGCGAGGCGGGTTCGGGCGTCAGCGCTTCGGGCGGTTGCAGGGTAAGCGTCGTGATCGAACCGCGCGCGCCGAGTTCGTGCGCTGCTTTGATGATCGACATGTCGCGGTCGATTCCAAGCCAGGTGTCTTGCAGGCGGCAGAGGCGATTGACCGGCCATAACAGCCCCGCTTTCGTGTGCCAGCCCTGGACGACGATCTCGGCCTCGCGTCCGGCGCCCCAGCGCTTTTGCATCTCCCATTTGGCGCGTTCCAGCGCTTCGCCGTTGTTCGTCGAGGCCCCTTGGACGATGACCATCGGTCGAAAACGGCGGATCGAGGGATCCTCGACCTGGGCGACGGACTGCGCGGCTTGTTTCGGCCCGACCCCGGCTTTCTTCGCGGCGGGTTGCTGGCCTTTGACGATGTAGACCGAATATCGATCCTTATCGTCCAGCTTGGCGGTCGCGTCCTTGATGTTCTCGCCCTGGATCAGGTCGGTATCGCAATAGTCCTGCGAGACGCGCGTCACCAACAGCGTCCCGTCGGGCTCCTCATAGGCGAGGCATTGCCGCAGCTTGCATATCCGCGAGATGCTTTCCCACCCGGCCTCGCCCTGCTGGCGTTTGAAATCCAGTGGCGGCGACAGGTCCGCCTCGATCCGGACCTCGATCTTAAAGACGGCGGCTATCTGCGTAATGATCGTCCCGGCCGGCGTCTGTTTCCATTCGGTCGGGGCACCTTCCGGCGAACAGTCGCAAAGATCGCTGACCAGGCCGCGCCCGCTGATCTCGATTTGATGCTGTTCCGCGCCATAGGCCGGCGAAATCGAGTCAACCCAGCCGACAACGACAGGTTTGTCGCCGACGGTTCCGCGAATCGCGTCTCCGGGCGCGAAATCCCACATCGCCTCCATTCCCGGCCAGTCGCGCGTGCCGATGACGCCCCACTGGATCGTCGCTTGATTGGCGGCGCGTTCGATCCGCACCCGCAACCATCCGCCATAGTCGCGTCCGCGCAGTGTCAAAGTCAGATTTGGCGTCGGGCTCGTCACGTCAGCGCGGGGGCCAGCAATACCAGCGGCATAAAGGACGGATGCGCGACCGGGTTCGCGTCGGCGAGCGTCGCGGCCTCGCGGGCGTCCTGATAGATGCGATGCGCGGCGACATGCACCGGCAGTGTGATCGCGGTCGTAAACACCGCCAGTTCGTTCACCGGACCGATGCGATCCGTCAGCAGATTGACGGCGGCAGTCAGGACGGCGCGCAGGCCGCGGACGACAGCACCGTCGTCGGCGATCGAGGCAGCGTCGATGACCGGCGCAAACATCAGCGTGAACGCGTCGCGCAGCTGGGTTGCGCGCTGCGGCGACAGCGGCGCGAATTGCAGGATGCGGGTTGCAGCGGCGAGCACCGCGGAACGGCGCACGAGCGCAATCTGCGCGGTGCGGTTCGCGACCTGGCGCCGGCGCGTCGGCGTGTATCCGCCCAACCGGGTCCGCGGGATCGGCGACAGCGACGTGTCCCATAGTGACAGCGCGGTCATCGTGGCGATCGCCGCGTCGTCCTCGACCAAAATTCGACAGGCGATCGTCGCGATGTAGCGCTCGACCGCGATTGCGACGTCGGTCGGGTCCTGGCGGACAAAGGACGGCGAGAACCGCGCGGTAATTTCGCGCAGCGGGGCGACGCTGTCGGGTTCGACCTCCGAGCGGTCCAGCTGGCGGTCGATCTCATAGATCAGCTGCAACCAGATTTCGGTCGCATCGTCGGCGACGAAGTTCGGATAACCCCGGACGCGCCAGCCGGCGGCAAAGGATTGCGTCACGGGTCCCATGCCTGCCCCAGAGAACTTTCCAGCTGGCGCTGCTGATTGGGTTGCGAGGACGGATACTGGAATTCGGTCGTCTCGACAAATTCCAGGGCGAAATTCGCGATGCGTAGGTTCGCGCCTTCGCTCAATTCGTATTTGTCGACAAGGACCTTGTGTTCCCCGAGATAGGGATGCCGCAGCTGTCCGGGCCCGGCCGCCTCGAGCGCATCGAGCAACGCGTCACGCTGCGTTTCCCAGGCGTCGCCGATGACGTGCGCTTCGAATTTGTAGCGGCGGCCGCGGCGGCCCAAATCTTCGGCGAGCGGTTCGTCGCGCAGCGGATATTCGTGGAATTCGTGGCGGCGTCCGCCCGACAGGTCGTAGCCTCCGAGACGGAACGGCACGTCGCGGAAATACCCGATCCGCGACCGCACGCCCCCGGCACCGGCAAACGACTGCATCGGTTAGCATCCCCCTCAGTAGCTCGCCGCGGCGGCGGCGGACCCCGCATAATCAGTCGCGAGATTGACGTCCATATTGCCCCCGGACTGGACGGATGCGCGCATCCCGGCCGGCGCGTTGGCAAAGCGCACGTCCATCCCGGCGTGAACCTCTTGTGTCCCGCCTGCGGCTGCGGCGACGGCCGGCATCTGCGGCATGACCGCGGGGCCGGTCGGGGCGCCGGCAGGCGCTGCCCCGCCACCGCCACCGAGCCAGCCCGGCAGCGAGGAAAAGAACCCGCCGATCTTGCCGACGGCATTCGACAGGAACGCCGTCAGCTGGTTCCATTTCTGCATGATCCAGTCGATCGGCCCGGTCAGAAAGCGTCTCAAATCGTCCGGGATCGAGGATAGCGGCGACGTGAAATCCGGAGCCCAGCTTTTGACCCATCCGGATATTCCGCTGAACCCGCTTTTGACGGGCGTCCAGACGCTGCCCTGGAAGCGTTCGCCGAGCGTCGCCCAGGCGGTCGCGATGTCGTCCGATTTGAATTCCGGAAGCCAGCCCTTCACCCAGGTCCCGAGATCGCTGAACGTCGATTTGACGGGTGTCCAGACGTTCGATTGAAAGCGCTCACTGAGCCCGCCCCAGGCGGTCGTGATGTCGTCCGATTTGAATTCTGGGAGCCAGCTTTTGAACCAGGTTCCGAGATCGCGGAAGGTGCCCTCGACCTGCGGCCACAAGTCCGTCGAGAACCATGCGGGCATGTCGCCCCATTCCTGTTCGATCGGTGCCCAATCGAAATCGCCGAACCAGCTGCCCAACCAGGACGAGGCGGCATTGAAGCCACCCTTGACCTCGGCCCAGACATTGTCGAATTCGTCGCCGATCCCAGATCCGGCGTCGGCGATGTTGCTGGCGACCAAGCCAACGCCCCACCGCGTGCTGTCGGCGAGCTCGCCCCAGATCGCGCCGGCGTTCGACGTGATCCCCTCCCAGACCTCCCCCCACGATTTGGGCGCGTCCGCGGCGGCCTCTTTGATGTTGGCGGCGACAAGGTTCGCGCCCTTGGTGATCGTGGCGCCGGCGTCGTCCCAGGCTTTCGCGATCGTCTCGCGTTCCTGATAGATCGAATAACCGAGGAAACCCATCGCGAGCGCGATCGCGATGATCGCCGCCCCGACCGGGTTCGTCAGCAGCGCGACCCATAGTCCCTTGAACGCGGCGGCGATCCCAAATAGCGCCGTGATGACCTTGGGCGCGACAAGTCCGGTAAACACCAGCAAGACCGCGTTGCCCTCGCCGATCGTCGCGCTGAGCGTCTTCCAGGCGGGTCCGAGCACGGATTTGACGATCGGGACGACGCGGTTTTTGATGATCTCGTAAAACGCTTTCAGCCCCTCGCCCAGGCCGCGGACGGCGGGCGTGATCGTGTCGGCGAGCCATTTCCGGTTCGCGGTCAGCCATCCGTCCATCCCTTTCGCCGCTCCGTCCATTCCAGGCAGCAATTCTTTGAGGATCGAAAAGGCGAGCGCTTTTCCGTGTTGTTTCATCTTCGTCATGGTGTCGCCGAAGCCCTTGGCGGCTTTCGCGGTGTCGTCGTCCATCACCGCGGCGTCTTTGCCAAGTTCGCGAATGCCGCCGCTGCCCTCCTCCAGGAACGCGATCATTTCCGCGGCGGATTTACCCAGCAGCTTTTCAGCGAGTGCTGCTTTCAGGACGGGATCGCGCATCTTTGCGACAGCGTCGGAAATCCGATTGAAAATCTGCTCCGCGCTCATGTTGCGCAGGTCCGCGGCGCGCAGTCCGATCGATCCAAAGGCGGCGACCAATTGCTTGTTGCCGCTGCGGCCCCCGGCGATCGCCTTGTTCAGTTTGACGATCGAGCTATTGAACGATCCGGTGTCGACGCCGCTTTGTTCGGCGGCATATCCGTAACGCTGCAAACTTTCGATCGACCAGCCGGTCTGTCGATTCAGCTTAACGAGTTCGCTGCCGAGCCCGATCGACGACGCGGTCAGCGAGACGATCCCCACCCCAGCCCCGATCGTCGCCAGGCGGGCAAAGGGCGAGATCGTCGAGGCGACGGCATTGCGCAGGTTCCCGAACGATCGGCCGACATTGGCGGCGGCGGCCCCGATCTTGTCGAGGCCGGCGGATCGCGCGATCGCGGCAGGCGCCGCGGCCAGGGCGCGCATCTTCGCGGTCGCTTCGCCAATCCCCCGGTTGATGTTTTTGATCGGCGCGGTAAAGCGATCCGTCAGCGATGCTATGACCCGGAAACCGGGATCGCGCCCGCGCGCCATCGATCAGAACCGCCCGCGCCGTGCGTTGCGCAGTTCGACGCGGCTGATGTGGTTCAGCCGTCGAAGCCAAAACAGGATCGCGTCCAGGTCCATCGCATCTAATTCCGAGGGCTGGAATCCGAAACGATACGCAAGCCATCCAAGGACTTCGACGGCGTCCGAGGGACCTTCGACATGACCTCGGACAACAGGTCGTTAAGCGCATCGAGATCGGGCCACAGCATTTCGTCGAAAACCCCGATCGGCACCCCGGACAGCTTCGACAGCATCGCGAATTGCTTGTCCGTGTCGGTCACATATTCGGCGATCTCGCGGATTTCGCGGCCCCGCGGCGTGCGCAATCTGATCTCGGTATAGGTTTGCCCGTCGAAGGTGACGGGATCGGCGAGGACGAGCGACGCGGTGCGTTCCGGCATCGGTTCAACTCCGGTAGCATTCATGGCCCTCAAAGCGGACCGTCACGGTTCCCTCGAGCGCGTCGAGTTCGCTGTCCGCCGCTTTCCAGGCATTGCGCAATGTCCAGGTTTCGCCATTGCCAAGCGAAGCGGTGATCGTCGAATTGACGATTTGATCCAGTTCCTCGATCGAGAAAAACTGCGGCCGGTTCGAAATCTCGGCCTCGATGTAAGGGACATGGTTCGCGGCGGTGTAACCATGCACCCCGTCAGGCCCGCCGACGCCCGTGCGGGTCCAAAGGTTAGGGCTGATCGTCAGGGTTCCGCGGACGGACAGTTGGCGTCCGTCGACCTTGATCGAGCCCACACCGCCAATATGATTCGGGTCGGCCATTGTCTTGTCCTCTCACGCCCAAGCGAGTAAAAAGCCCTCGGTGTACGTGAGAAGTCGGAAATTTGGGGTCCGGTTCGGCCGGACCCCTTTTTTTGCGCCAGTACTCCCGGTTATGCCGCTTCGACGGATATCGTCCGCAACTTGAACTGCGTCAGGGCGGCGAAAATTCTCAGTTGATTGACAAGGTCCGGCGGCAATAGCGCATCGACCCGGTTCGGGTCCTGCGCGTTGCGCTCGATGATCAGGTTCGCTTTGAACGCAGTCATGTTTTCCATGATCCCAGCGACCTCGAGTTCGCCATAGGCGGCGATCATCTCTGAGCGGATGATCGCGGGCGTCACGATTGCCTGGCCGGCGCCAAAGCGTGTGTCGTCATTGGCGAGCTTGTGGCGCGGGAATTTCGTCAGGATGCGCTGCCGCATGAACCGGTTGAAATAGGCCAGCGTGAACAGCGTCTCGACATCGAGATAGCTGTTATCCGGCGCACCCCAGACGTTGCGCTGATAGGTCGTGATCGAGCGATCGATCCGGATTATGCCGCCAGCGTCGACATAGGTGCAGGCGATCCCGTCGAAGTACAGCGTTTGGCGATCGAGGATGTCGAAGCGGCGTTCGGCCGGCGGCGGCAGGATCCCGAGCAATGGCAGGCTCTGCACCGGGCGGGCGGGATCGACAACCAGCGATCCGGCGCATTGCCCGGTCCAGGCGGCGGAAATCTCGCAGGGCGGGGCCGGGCATTCGTCCATCCCACCGACGGTCACATGCTGATCGTTGCGCGTGTTGCCAAAGGTTGCGAGCGCGGCAAAGGTCGCATCGCGATAGGCAAAGGCGTGCCCATACAGCTGGGCCTGCCAGGACCAGCGTCCGGTAATGTCGTTAAAGAGTTCGGACAACGCATCGAGCGACCCGCCGTCCGACCACGGACACGAAATGTAGTCGAACAGTTCGTCGCCCAGGTTGCTGAGCAGAGTGTCGAGGTTTGGGACCCCGTTCGCCCCGGTCATCGGGAAGGCTGTCACGGTCAGACCGGCCGGGATGATCTCGCCATAGGCGGGCCCGCGATAGGCAACGGCGAGGCTAAGTTCTCCAGCGACCCCCGGATTGATCGAAGTCACGACCGCGCGCGGATTGGCACTGCCGGCGGCTCCCTGTTGCAGCGAGGCGCCGGTGGCGGCAGTCAAAAACAGCAACCCGGAAATATCGGTCCCATCCGCGGGCGGCCCGGCGAAATCGAGGGTCGCGGCCTCACCCGTCGCCGTCGTCGACAGGCTAAAATGACCCGTCGTACCGGCATTCCAGGCAAACGTTATTCCCGGCGCAAGCGCGGCCTGGATCAGCGCGGCGCAGGCGGCAAGCGTCGCGGCTCCGGCGAAATCGATCTCCCCGGTATCACGCGAGGCACCGCTGACCGACACGGCGAAAGCACCGTCGGAGATCGCCTGCAGCGCAGACAACAATGTGCCCTGGCCGGCAGTGAGGAACGACCCCGATCTCAGGGTCGCCGCGGTCGGGATGGCGGGACCGCCCCCGGCGGTCGCGGTCGCGGTCGCACCGATCGCGGGGTCGGTATTGATCGCCTCGACCATCGCCTCGACGACATCCTCGTCGCTCATTCCCGCAGAGACATAGACCCGGATCAGGCGGCCCCCAATGTAGAGCGGGATCGTTCCGCCCTGCATCGCGTCACCACCAACCTCGAAGCGTCCGACCCCCGCGGTGTATCCGGTTTCGGGCGCGGCGATGATCCACAGCGGGACGGATTGATTGTTGCGGAAATACGCCCCGGCGGCGCGCGCGAGCGCAGACCCGACCCCGCATTGCCCGTCGGCGTCGAAGGGGCTGCGGATGCGCGTCAGGCGGTTGACCTCAAGCGGACCGCGCGTCGGATCGTGCGTCCCAAGCAGCAACGCATAGGTGATTTCCTGATAGGATGCGGCCTGCGACGGGTCGATCTCGAAATAGGCGAGCGGGACGCGCAGGTTCCCCGGAATGTTGTTGAAACTGATCGCCATCGGTCATTCCCCCTTTTTCGGTGGCGGAGTGATCCGCTCACAGTCGCCGGTCGCGATCCGGCGCTCGTAGTAAATCCGGTGGCGTCTGATTTCCTGCCCTTCCGGACGCAGCGGCTGCCCGGTCGTCGGGTCGCGCACCAGATAGCCCTCGCGCGGTCGGACAAAGAGACGCGGCCCATCTTCGCGCAGTGGCGCGCCGCGTTCCGGGCGCAATGGATGAAATGTCATTTCGGCTTGTCCTCTGGTTTGCGCGGTAGCTGTCCTGGCGCAGGCGGTGGCGGGATCGTGTCGAGATTGTCGAGGGTAAAGCGCGCCTCGATGCGCCCTTCCGGCCCGGTTGCCCACGGCGGCGGCCCCGCACGCGAGGCGGCATATTCCTGGTATTCTTCGGAAGGCGGCAATCCGGGATCGTGCGGGTCGATCGCGTCGACGATCGCGTTGATGCCCTTGAACGCGGGCAACGGATCGAATTGTTCCTCAGTCTCGCCATCGCATTCGTCGATTTGCGTCCGCGTCATGAAGGTGAACCGCCAGATCGTGACGTCGCGGCTGATCCCGATACAGCTGGAACCGCCATAAGAAAAGAGCGTGTACCCTGTCGTCGGACTCCAGTTGAATATCGCTTTAAAGATGGCGCGGCGGATCGCGGGGATCGTCATTGCTGGCGCTTGGCCGCGGATTTCTTCGTGCGCGGCAAGCTTGACCAGGATCGCCCAGGTTTCCGTCACCCATTGCACGTTCTCGTTAATCGCGTCGGAGGGGGCGGCGCTATCGCCGATATAGGCGACATAAGCGCAAGGCGGTTGCATGTTGGCATATTCGGCGACGCGGGTTTCATCGGCGACCCCGGCGACGCGATCGGCAAAGAAAGTGCGCGCGGGCGTTGATCGGCGCAGCTTGCCGATCAGGTCCGACATGTCGAGGCGGCCGGCCATCAGTGCGGCCCCAGGGAGAGGGCGAGGCCGAGGCCGAGCACCCCGACGATCAAGACAGCGACGATCGGATAGAAGACTCGGCGCGGCACGACGTCCGCGCCCTTTCGGATCGTATAGATCAGCGGGCCGTGCGGCTTATCCATCATCCGATCTCGACGGCGGACGGCGGCTGTCCGGGCGAGCCCACGGTCGCGGTGATCCCCTTGCCGATCGCGTCGCGGTAAAGCCCGATGATGACGCTTTGCTTGCCGGCGAACGCGGGCTGAACCAGCGGACGGGCGTCCATTCGCCGCGTCCCCAATTCGAGGAAATGCCCATGCGTGGCGGCGGTCCCGGCGACCATCGCGTAGCCCCTGGCGGACGCGCGGCCATAGACCGAGCGCCACAATGCCCCGGTGCGGCGTCCTGGCGGCGATCCTGGCGGCGACACCCCGCGGCCGCCACCGCGCTTGCGGATTTCGGCGCGCATCTGCTGTCCGCCCTTGCGCGACGCGGCGCGCACCGCTTTGCGGTCGAATTGGATATAGGAAACGTCGATTTTTACGGACAGCTGCATCCGTCCTACCCCTGGATCACAAAACCGAAGATGCGCCAGCCGATGATGAACAGCAGTATCCAGAGCAGGATGTGGCCGCCAAACGGCGCGTAATTCGTTGGCAGGTTCGGCCGCCACTGCCAGAAGCCAAATACGAGCCACAGGATCATCAAGACCCAAAACAGCAGACCGAGCGGCATTGTTAGAAATCCTCCGGGATCGGCGCGACGGGGAGCAGCGCAGGTGGCCGGGCGACCATCGAGGCGTCGCCATAGAGTTCGCAGTCGACGCGGACAAAGCGGCGCGCATCGTCCTTTTGCACTCGCAGGATGCGGAAACGCTGTCCGGCGACGACGATGTGATGTTCGTGCGTCAGGTCCTCGCGATAGCGCATCGTCAGGACATGCGTCGGACGCTCCGCGGTCGCGAACCCGCCGGACCACAACACGTCGCCGGCAGTCGCGACGATCGAGCACCAGGCCGAGGCGATGTCGACATACCCCGGCAGGGACTGTTCCTCGTCCACCGGGACGTCGCGCCACAGCTGGATCAGCGCGAGGTTGCGGAAGGTGCCGATAGCAGGCGATTTTGGCAGCGGCATCAGGGCGGGTTCCCAAAGCGGCGCGGCCACGGAACAGACATCCCGCGGTCGCGCAGCGCGACATAGAACGCGCGGACCATCATCGCTGCGGTCGCGTCCGGATGATGATCGGCGATTTCCAGGACAATCCCCCAGGCGTTCGCCCATGCGTCCAATTCGACGCGCGCTTTGACCAGATCAGGGATCGAGCGGTTGAATTCATCCCAGACGGACTCGGTTTGCGGCTGTTCCGCCATCAGGCAAACCCCGCTTCGCGGTAGGGCATGATCAGGTTCTCCCAGCCCAATTCGAGGATTGGCGTCAGATTGTATTGTGACAGCGATTCACGGTTTTCGTAGCCGGTCGCGATCGCCGTCAGCAGCGCCTGTTTGATCGAGGGCGGCACGTCTTTGGGATCCTCGTATCCGCAGCGCAGCGCGATCGCGATGTCCTGGCGCCCGGCCCCGCCGGGCCAAAAATGGCCCTCGGCAGGGTAGAGGATGCCGGGCAACACGTCGCTCGCCGTGATCAGGAAATCCGCGGGATCGAAACCAGGGTCCGGCATGCTGATATCGGTGATCTCGACAAGCGGCGGATAGGGCAGTTCCAGCGCGACCCCCGGCGGCGGCCAGCAATTCAGCGTCAACCGCCATTCCTGATCCATCACCGCGATCGAGGCATAGCGTTCCAGGTGTCCGACCATCGCCGCCTGCAGACGATCGAGCAGCTCCTTTTCGGGTCCGGTTTCCGATCCTGGCGCAAGTCGCAGATGCAGGACGATTTCCGCGGGTGTCAGCGGCGACAGCGTCGGCGCGCGGGTCCGGCGCGCGCGGCCCTGCAATTCAGCGCGCGTGTAGCGCCAGCGCTCGATCCAGGTCATGCCGCCGCGTCCCCTCCTCCTGAAAGGAACAATTCCCAATCCGGATTGCTGGCGCTAGGGACGTTGTTGGTTCGAACCAGCGCGATCCACAGACTGCCAAGATGACGGACGATGTCGCGGTCGTCATAGGTCGCACCCGTGGCATAGGCCCCGCGGAAGCGGAACGGCGAAACCTCGATCGGGTCGGAGAGTTCGTCGTCGTCATAGACTAATTGCACGAAACCGGCGCCAAGCCCGCGCACGGCACGGATGCCACGTCCGGGGCGACCCTGCACCCCGCGCTGTCCGGGTTCTCCCTGCGGCCCTGGCGCGCCCTGCGGCCCCACATCGCCACACATTCCAGTCTCGCCGCGTTCGCCGGTCGGACCTTGGAACCCCCGCTCGCCGCGTGCAGAGACAAGGTCCCATCCGTCGTCGCCGTATCCTGGCGCGTGCGGCGGCCGATCCTGGCGGGCGCGGAACGTCGCGCCCTCGAATTCGACCTCGTCCCCCTGCGCATAGCGTTCGTCGGGTTCGTAGGGTCCGCGGTGGTGCGGCATCGGCAGGCGAACCGGGAGATCGATCCAGTTCCCCGACGTCAGGACGACGCGGAACCCATAGTGACGCGGGTCCGCGGTTTGTTGATAGGCGAGCACGTTCCGGATGCCGTCAACCAGCAGCTGCCATTCTCCGGTGCGTCCTGGCGGTTTGACGGCGGTCGGTTGCGTCGCCTGCCAGACCCCGCCATCGTGGACGGTGACAGCACCCTTTTCGTAGATCGCCCCTTCGCGCCAGACGCGCGCGATCTCGACGATCTCGACGGGTTCGGTCGGCGCCGGCGACGCGAGCCCGATCAGGCGGCCATTCTGCTGTTGCGACGGCCCCAGACGTTGCGCGAGAGCGTCGGCGAGAGCGTCGGCGACAGCGGTGAGATCATCATCCATCAGCGTGGGCCCAGATCAGCGATCAGAATTTGCGAGCGGGCGATGCCGCCAGCGGCGAGCGTCGTAAATCCGGCAGTCGTGCCGTCCATGCGCTGCAAATCGATCGCCACCGTCGGGTCGGTCCCGATGCAATCGACATAAAATTCGGTCGTAAAGCCGCTGACTCCGCCTGCGCCGGCATCATAGAGCCAGCATCGCCGCTCGCTGACAATGGTGCCATTGATCGAACAGCGCACCGAAGCGATGCCAATGCTACCGGTAACGGCACCGGTATGGATCGTGACGCTGACTCGCAACCGCGAATTGCCGCCCCGCGGGATCGAATAAGTGTAGATGGCACCGAAAAGTGTCCAATTCGGCGGTATCGCTGCGGTTGTGGCGGGCGGATCGATCAGCAATGTCGGCGCCAGCCCGGTTACCAGACCGGGCAGGTCATCTTCGGTCAACAGCCGCTTGCGTAGGCCCGAACTCGAATGCTCGGTGTAGACGTAATTGGTGTTCGGCGGCCGGCGCAATGTCAGGCCGGGACTGTCTGGGACCGGGTTATCGTAAATGACGGCGCCAATGCCGCCTGTTCCCGTATCGCGCCAGATAAGACCAGTGTTCGCTGAGAGAAAGAGCGACCCCTCCATGTCATTCGCGCCGCCCACTTGCAGATAGCGCGCGTCGCCGAGCGTCTGGTCGATCACTGGCCGCGCGTTACTGCCGTCAGTGTCTGTGATCGTAAGCGGGTAGTTGCCCTGTCCCTTCGTGATGATCAAGGCATTAGCCGGCTCACTCCAATGAATGCGAGCTTGCCGCACGCCAAAGCTCACGCCGGCGTCAACCTGCGGCCCGGTGGTCCCGATCATGTAGATTTCGCCGGTCATCTGGCCGCCGGCGAGCGGCAGA